GCGCAGGGTAAAAGAAAGGCGCGGGTGGAATTGCTCCGCCCCCGCGCCGAAAGATTCGCCACCGCCGGCCCTGTTTACCTGCAGCACGTGAAGCTGCAGCAGGTCAGTCCATTTCTCTGTTTCTATATCCAGACTCTGCACCGTGATGGGAAAATAGCTCATGCTCCTGCCTCCCTTTTCGCACGGGCGAGCTCCTGTCGGAGCTGCAGCTCCATATCCGCGACCAGGCGGCGCGTCGCGCCTGATACTTTAGCGCTGACGCCGCGGTCACTGTAGAGGTCGTCCATGAAGATGAGGGTCAGCTCGATGACTCTGGGGTCATCGGGCAGATAGGTGTCAACGTCCGCGCCTACCGAGCCGAGGACTGTCTGGTAGGCGGTATTCAGCGCGCGTGTGACGTTCGCCGTGGTCATAGCATCCTCATAGTCGATGCCCAGGTAGAGCAGGGCGTCCTCAATCGTTGGCATAAGTACCGCCTCCTTTCATAGTGTCAGCCTTACGCTTTGGCAGAAGCTGTGAGGCTGCCGTAGATATAGGCGCTTGTGTCTGTGCTCATAACGTCGAAGCCTTCGATTACGCGCAGGCAGTTCTGGTTCTTGCCGAAGAGGTACTGATCGGAAAGAGCGAACTCAAGGCTCTGGTGCTCGACGAATGTGCAGCCGGCTTTTGTATCGCCGTAGATGATCGGGAAGTGTGTTCCGTCAATATTCGGCAGCTGTGCATCCGGGAAGACGTGGATCGGGAGACCCTGGAAAAGCTTCTGGGTGCGGTTTGCCGGATTCTCCTGGAGGATCGGGCGGCCGTTGCCGTCGACTTCCTCATCCAGGCAAGCGAAGCCGCTCTGGTTTGTGACGATCATGCCGCCGATGAGGCAGGAAGGATCGAGGTCTACATTGATGGACTTTTTAAGTGCTGCCCAGCCTGCGATTGCCTTCGGTGTGCCGTTTGCATAGCCGGCTTTGAGTGCGCCGAAGATTGCACCGTTTTCGGAAATGATCGCATTTCTAAGGAACCAGCGGTTGATGTAGCCCATGAGGTTCGCTTTTTCTGCGCCGAGAAGGATGCGGGAGATCGGAATGAGTTTACCCATCCAGCCGATTGTGAACTGCTTGCGGACGAAGGTCATGCCGGATTCTTCCGGGATTGCTTCGCCATCGTCGAAGGCTGTGAGGCCTGCGGGTGTGCCTGCTTCATAGTTGACAGAGCCAGAGAGGGATGCTGTCGATTCGACGTTTACGATGGACTTCGCAGAAACGTATGTTTTGCGGAGTTCGTTGATTGCGACCTGTACGTCCTCGGGGATGAGGTAGTTTTCGCCGCTTGTAGCGTCTGCGCCGGAAATGAGGGCAGCCTTTTCGGTTTCTTCGAGGGGCTTCTTGGAGACCATCTTGGCCATCATTTTGAAGCCGTCGACGCTGCCGATGGGTGTCGGATCATCCGGAACTGTAGCTTTGCCAGCCTTTTCTGTGCGTTCGACGAGTGCGTATTCCTTCTGGAGTTCGTCGAGTTCGTCGAGGGCCTTTTCTGCCTTTGTGAGGTCTTTGCCTTCGCCTTCCATGTAGCCGTTTGCTTCGTCAAGCTTCTTTGTGATAGAAGCCTGGAGTTCTCTGAGTTTCTTGCTCATAGTTGTTATTCCTCCTGAAAATTTGTTTTTGCTCTTGCCGCGCCTAAGCGTGCGCGGAGCGCGAGCTGTGCGTTTTTGTCTGTTACTTCTGTGGGTGTTTCCTCGGGTTCGTCCGGTTCGTAAACTGTTTCGCCCGTGTAGCTCTTGCTTACACCGGCAGCCTTCTGTGCAGGGACAGCGACCAGACTGAACTCATAGGCGTCTCTTGCGCCGGTCAGGGTGAAGGTGCAGACTTCTTTGCCGCCTTCCTTCTCATAGCTCTTGCCAGGCCAGTGCCTGCAATAGCTTTTCGCGTTATCCGTGCCGCAGATGCTGCAGACGGATCCGGAAACGGAGCAGCCGACGCTGCCTTCCTTTTTGATGCCGCCTTTAATTTCTGCGATCAGGTCGGCGTTGCTGGCTGTCTTGACCATGTAGCAATGTGCTACCAGCTGGGTGTAGAGTTCGCCGCCGGCCTTTGTCGTTTTCTCGCTCTGCACCAATTCGGTGGAGTAGATACGAGCGACCTGGTCGTTTGCGTTCCAGCTGTGGTTCTTGATGACGGTCTTGCCCAGGAAGAGCTTCTGCAAATCCTGCAGGGCTCTCAGGGTGAAGCGCTCATAGTCGCGATCCAGTTCGTTATCACACAGGACAGCCTTGAACGTGAATACCTCGTCGGCCGCCAGAGGGGCCAGGGCGTATTTGTTTATGGCTTTGAGCTCGTCCTCGGTGACTTCCTGTGCGCTTAAATTCGCCGCTTTGGTCAGGATGCCAGGCAGTTCGTCACTGCGTCTTTTATCGTTTTTATCAGCCATGCCTTTTCCTCCTCTCTTGTCGTGATGTTTGTATACTGAGACCCGGTAAACTGGACCGGGATGCTCGCACCGTTGCCGAGAAGCTGGTCGCCGCCTTCCTTGCTGGGAAGGTCGAGTCGTTCGCGTGCTTCGTTCGGCGTCATGAGGAAGTTGGACACCGCTGCGCTCAGCGTGTTGATCTGCGTCTGCTGGTCGGCTCTGAGGATCACGCCTGTGTTAAACTTGGCATGATAGCCGTCGGCTTCCTCGACGTCGTTCAGCAGCTTGTAGCCGATTTCCTCTTCGTACTGCTTGACGATATAGAGCAGAGTATCGACCAGGAAGGACAGCTGCTGCGCCTCTGCGCTTGCATAGCTGCTTTTTGTGTAGTCGCCGACCTGGTAGGGCTTGACGCCGAAGGCGCTGGCGATCTGTAGCGCGGTGTACTGCTTGATCTCGACGAACTGGCTGTCGGCCAGCTTCAAATTGAGCGGTGTCAAGCTAAAGCCGAGCGGGATCGGGATGATGTTCTCGACGCCTTTGTTTTTCATCTCGCCCTTTGCATAGGCTTCGATGCCCTGCACGAGGGTCTGGACGTTTGCGTCATTCAGCCCGCCGGTGTACTGCAGGACAGCCTTCGCTGTCATGCCGCTGTCGTACATCTTATTGATGAGGCTCTGCGCCTTTATGCCGCCGTTTATGGTCGCGGCAAGCTGATCGCGGACAGAGACACCGACGAGACCGTCGAGGGTGTTGTGGCTCTTAAAGTGCAGCACGTCCTCACTGCCGAGGACGACGTTTCCTTCCTTTGTGCTGACTCTGTAGTAGAGATCCGGCGCGTCGGAGAGCCTGCGAGCGTCGTCATACCATACCTGGACCTTCGACGGGTCGAGCGGCCAGAGTGCCGGCTGCTTCGGGTCCCTGGTGTCGATCCATGCGTATGCGTTGCCGTAGTGATTGCGGCAGAGCTCCATCGTCGACCAGAAAACGCTGGCGGTCATGTACTTGTTCGGGCGTTCATTCAGCATCCTGTAGAAGGGATGCTCGCGCGCGATGCGGATGCCCTGCTGCGGTGTGAACTGCTGGATCTTGAGCGGCAGCTTGCCGATGCTCTCAGAGAGCACTTTCAAACAAGCGTAGTATGTCGCCTCGCTGAGTGCTGCCCCTGAGACGTCGTGGACGCCCAGGAACTCCAGCAGCTGGTTCAGAGTCATCTGTTCGGACGTCGCTGCGGATTTCCTCCGCACGCGGGCCCGGATTTTATCCCATATTTTCATAGGGTGTTATTTTTCCTCCTTTTTGCCCCAGCCCATCATAGCCAGGTATCTGTCGAGTTCGCTGTCCACGTCGATCGGAGCGGTGTCGCCCACGGTCAGCAGTCGCAGCGCGTGCGCGTCGATCAGAGCGTCGACCGGGTCGATTCGCTTGAAACGGGCGCCGGGTTTTTTGTCGATTTTTATTTCGTCGAAGCTATTCCGGACGATGGCCGCGTTCAGGGCCGACCAGGTCAGAAGCTCATTCTTTTCGTCATATTCCACGCGGCCGCTCTTGACCAGCAGCTGCATGGCGACTGTGGCATCGTTTAGGCTGCGGGCGCTCTGGGTGATCGTGACGACCGGACAGCCGAAGGCCTCCAGGTCCTGCATCACGCCCGCCGCGTTGTGCGGGTCGATGCCGATGCCCAGGAAGTTCAGTTTGTAGCGGTCCCGCAGCTCCGCCAGGTGGGAGACTATGAACTTATAATCTGTCATGTGATCGGTGCTGCCGCCGGTCACGGTGATGAGCCCCTGCTGCTCCCATACGTCATAGGGCGCGAGATCCGTTTCGACGTGTTCCTCGATGCGTCCGCGAGGCATGAAGCTGTGACTGTATAGGTAGTTCTTGCCGTCGTTGAGGTCGAACTCCAGGGCCAGAGTCGTCAAGTCGCCGCCGCTGGAAAGGTCGAGGCCGACCCAGCAGTCGCGATAGCCTGCTTCGACGATGTCCTTGAGTGTCCGTGAGGATCCGCAGGCGCTCCAGGCATCCGGGTCGAAGGCTTGTGCGTCGGTATTCTTGACCCACATATTCAGACATTTACAGAGGAAGTCGCGGAGCTCCATGCCGCCCATGTCGCGAGCGGTCTGCGCGTCCTGGCGCAAGGTTCCCATGCGTTCCTCATCGAGGACCAGGAAGGGGTTCGACTTTGCCCAGTTCCGCTCGTCCCATATGTCGTCGCCGTCATCCAGGCAGTAAATGTCTACAAAAAAATCCTCCGCGGTGGTATCACCGCGCAGGATCTGGATGGCATAGTCGTCCATCTCTTTACAAAAGCTGTTCAGCTGGTCGCCCCTCGTCGTTATCATGGAGATAAGTGCTTCCGGCAGCGACCTCTGGCCGTTATAAAGTGACTTGTATGGTTTGTTGTCTTTATACTGGTGAATTTCATCTGCCGATACGTAGACGGCCCGGAAGCCATCGTCCAGGCCTGCCTCACGGCTCAGAGCCTCGATCGTGCAGCCGGTCTCCAGTGCCTCGATCACACTTTTATAGTCTTTAACTTCGAAAAGCTCGCCCAGGTCTGGGTCGACCATGACGAACTTCGCCATTTCTTCCCAAGCGAGTCGGGCCTGTCGCTTCTTCGTGGCAACGGTGAATAGCTTACCGTGCTTATATCCGGAGAAGCCTGCGATGTAGGTGCCCATGATACCGTTCTCGAAGGTCTTGCCGTTCTGCCTTGCCATCGACTTATAGCGACGACGGAAGCGCCGGCAGTCGTTCGATGTCTTCTTCCATCCGAAGGTGCAGCCGATGTCAAAGATCTGGGAGGGTATAAGTTTGACAGGCTTCGGCTCTGCACCTTCGGCGATCGTCAGCGTCTCAGCGTAGCCGAGGATGCCATATTCTACACTTTCGGGGTCCCAGTAGTAGGGGAAGGCCTCCGTCCTTTGACGTCGGAGGTCGTTGAGGTGTCGCAGGCAGGCGAGGCGGTGAAGGTGTCCACAGAAGACCTCACCGGCGACGACCGCCCGTGCGTATTCGGTGACGCGGTCGATCATTCATGACCCGCCGCCTTCCCAAATTTTGCAAACTTGTTTTCCTTCGGCTGGTTGTCTCCAGTCTGTGGGACAACAAGCTGGCAGCGCTTGGAAATTGTCAGAGCGAGATCTCGCGCCAGAGCAGATGCCTGTTTGAAATAGCGCTCCTGACGTTTGTCTGCGGCATCCTGGGCGGCATACCAGAACTCCATAGCCTTGTAATAGTCCGCCGGTTCCTCGAAGCTCGGGTCGTCCTTTTTGGGTTCCTCTTTGGCCAGTTTTCTCTGTTCCTTGACAGCTGCCTGGAATTGTGTCTCTGCGACGACATAGCGCGCCAGCGTGTCGACGTCGGTCTCGCCCATGATCTTGATTTTTACCAGCTGAGAGGCCAGTTTGACAAAATGCTTTTTTTGTGCCGCGGTTAGATAGCTGGGAGCGACGATCTCATCGGTGGCCGGTGCCACTTCGCTGTTTCGCCGTTCCTGGATCTCCGCTTTTGTGAGATGCTTTTTTCCTTTTACGATGACCAGGTCGATCGGTTGTCTCGGTCCTGCCATGCCGTCGCCTCCTTCCTTTTTGGCTATAATTTGTTGGATTTTACGCGGTTGCATTGCATATGCGCCAGCTGGACGTTGTCCCAGGCGTGCGCACCGCCACGACTCAGGGGCTTTATATGGTCTATACTTGGATAATCGTTTCCCACGAGCGTGACGCCATCTTTAATTGTATAATCACCGAAGTCGCATAAACCTCCGCACAGCTTGCATCGTCCACCGTCGCGGTTATACACCGCTTGGAGTGTGATGTCTGCGGCCCCAGTCTTTATCCCGGCTCGGCGGCGGACTCGGTGCAGAGTTGCTGCCGCCCGCCCTTTTTCGGTGTGTCTGTACCGTTTAGCATAAGCCAGTCGGTTTTTGCGATCACGCTCATAGTATTCGTGCGCTTTTTGGCTGTCATAATATTGTTGCCTTTGGGATCGTAATTTTTCACGATTACGGCTTCTGAACTCTGCGTGCTTTTCTTTAAAATACTCCGCGTGATCTTCTCTATACAGTTTCTGATATTCGGTGTGAGCAGGAGTTTTTAAACAATCTTTACAGGCGCTTTTACGGCCACACTTTTTTGACTTGTCACGGGTAAACTCAGTCAATGGTTTGACCTGCCCGCACTTTGAACATTTTTTCATGCTGCCTCTTAAAAATCGCCGTGGGGAAAGTTTGCTATGAAACAG